AAGTATTCCAGCTATGAGAGTTTTCGCAGCAGCCGCCTGAGTAGAAAGAAAAGGAATAAGGCATGATAACTATTATAATAAATACTTATAGGCGTCCTGATCTATTAAGGCGCCTTATAGGCCAGCTGGCGACAGACAGTAAACACCGGCTGCAGGTTCTTATATTTAATGATGATCCTGATCATCCACTTACCAGGGGCAGCCTGCCGGTGATAACAGCTAATAATTCATCCAGTCAAATGAAGATTTTTAACCATTGTGTGAATTATGGTAAAGCTGCATACTGGGTAACATGGCATGAAATCCTCTGGCAGCTGAAAAATTACAAGCATGGCCGCTATATTATTTTCCTGCCGGATGATGTGAGCCTGGTGGATGGCTTTATAGATAAAGCCATTGATCTATGGAATGGTATTACGGATGAGCGTAAAGCAGTGCTTAACCTGCTTAAATGTAACCGCGAGCTGGCCCAGTGGACACCTCAGGTAAAAATGCCTGGTAAAGTGGTAAGCAGGGTAGGCTGGTGGGATCTGTGTGGTATAACTGATCACCGGCTCATGGAGGCCCTGGATTACATAATAAAACCTGTAAGTACTGATAGATTTAAAGATGATCCTTATATATCCTCTGGCGTGGGATCCCAGATAAGTAAGAGGCTTTTCTGGAAGGGATGCACAATGTACCAGGTAAATAAGGGACTGGTCCTACATGGGCGCCATAAAAGCCAAATGAATAGCGCTGAGAGAGAAGACAATAATTTAAAATAAAACAGATAAATATTATGACAGATAATAAGTATAGATCTTTTGCAGGGATAGCTACCATTCCAGAGCGCGAAAATATACTTAAAGCGGCTTTAGACTCTATAGCACCCCAGGTGGATGGGTTGGGTATAATACTTAATCAGTACACAGTAGTACCTGAATGGCTGGGGCGCCTGCCAAAAAAATACCCTCACCTTAAAGGCAGATTTTTTACTGGTTGTATATATGGTAGAAATTTTGGGGATGCCGGTAAATTTTTCTGGGATCATAAGCTGGATGATAGCTATGATATATATTTCTCTATTGATGATGATCTGATATATCCGCCCGACTATGTGGAGCGCAGTATAGAAAAGCTGCAGGCTTATAATATGAAAGCTGTAATATCTTATCATGGGCGCATAATGCAGCCCAGACCTATCAGCCAGTACTACCGCCAGCATACCTGGAAACATAACTGTCTCAATGGATGCCAGGCAGAGGATAGGGGGATAGATGTGCCTGGCTCAGGGGTAGCCTGCTGGGCGCGTAAAGAAATGATCATACCTTATAATGAAATTAACCTTGCTAATATGGGTGATATATGGCTGGCCCGCTTTGCGCGCCAAAGGGATCTGGATATTATCCTGGCTGCTCATCCAGATGGCTGGTTTAAGTACCTAAATCCAGGGGGTACAATCTATGATAAATACTATCAGGACAGTAGCCTGCAGGCTGAATTGTATAATAACTTGTTAAAGATTAGTTGACAGAATAAGAAAAAAGTTTGCAAGTGTAAAGAAAATTTACTTATAATTTTATCCCATCTATAGATAACCTTTAATTTTTAAGATGGGATTTTTCACTAGGTCTAAAACCAGTACAGGGGCTAATCTTAAGGATGTACAGTCCAGGGGTAATCCTGAAAATCCAAGTACACCACTAAGCAATCCAGCGCAGTGGGTTTTCGATTTATTTGGTGGCGGAGTATCCGATGCAGGTGTAACTGTTAATTCAGAAAGTGCTATGCGCTTTTCTGCCGTATGGGGATGCCTGAGGGTATTGGGTGGCAGTATGGGTATGATCCCACTGGATCCATACCAGCGCCTGGCGGATGGTACAAAGAAAAAGCTTACAGATCATTATCTGTACTGGCATCTGCATAATGAGCCAAACAGCCTGTATACCGCAATGGTATTTAAAGAAACCTCTATGAACCACCTGTTGATGTGGGGTAATTCATATGCTCATATCATCCGCAGTAATACCTCTAGAATGATATAGCTGCAGCTACTACATCCTAGAGACGTAAAGCCTTTTATATTTGATGGTCAAAAATGGTATAGGGTGCAGGGCCTGGATGATCTGATACCCGATAGAGATATGCTGCATATTCCAGGTCTGGGGTATGATGGCATAAAGGGCCTGAGTGTTATAAGTTATGCGCGTGAAAGTATAGGATCAGGACTAGCTGCCCAGAAGTTTGGAGGCAGGTTTTTTGGTAGTGGCGCTAATATGGGTGGTACCCTGGAACATCCTACAATATTAAAGCCTGAGGCTTATGAGAGGCTGAAAAATTCCTGGAATGAAAATAATAGTGGCATTGGTAATTCTCATAAAACCACTATTCTGGAGCATGGCACAAAATATACCCGCATAGGGATCCCGCCAAATGATGCACAATTTATTGAAACCAGAAAATTTTCCGTAGCTGATATCTGCCGCTGGTATGGAGTGCCGCCCCACCTGGTATATGATTTGGAAAAAGCTACTTTTTCTAATATTGAACACCAGGGGCTGGAATATGTGATTTACTCACTACTGCCCTGGTCTGTAAAAATAGAGCAGGAATATAATCGTAAAATATTTACTGAGGCCGAAAAGGGGCATGTATTTGTAGAGCATAATATGGATGCGCTGCTTAGGGGTGATGCTAAAACCAGATCTGAATTTTACCGTAAGATGGTAAGTATTTCCTCTATGTCACCCGATGAGGTAAGAGCAAAAGAAAATATGCCGCCGCTGCCCGATAATAAGGGTAAGGAGTATTACATAATGAGTAATATGATAAATATTAACCAGGCCCCTGGCCAAAACAATAACAGTAATGCCTAAAATTAAAGAAATAGAAAAGCGCTATATTACAGGTACTACCCAAATATCTGCCCGCGCTGATGGAAAGGAAAGCCGTACTATTGAGGGTTATGCTTTCCGCTGGGAGTCATGGAGTAAGCCTATGTACTGGTTCAAAGAAAGGATAGCGCGCGGTGCGCTGGATGGTTGTGATGTGAGTGATGTGGTTTGCGTTAAAAATCACAATATTGATATACTGTATGCCCGTAAATCGGGTACCCTAAAACTTACACCAGATGAGATAGGCCTAAGATACCGCTTTGATAGTCCAGATACTACTGCAGGGAATGATCTGCTGGTAGAGGTGGCGCTGAAAAATATACAGGATTCTAGTTTTCGATTTATTGTAAAAGAGGATTCCTGGGTATATAATAAGGCTGAGGATCTGGATGAGCGTACTGTCCTTAAGTTTGATATCCTAGTGGATGTATCACCGGTGGTATTTCCAGCTTACGAAAGCTCAGATGTGGCCCTGGCAGAACGCTCAGTAAATGAAATGCGCAGTAAGCGCGAAATTGGTGAGGGCAGTGAAGGTAAAAAGGATAAGGGTTCTAGCACTGGAAAAGAAGCTAAGGAAACTACTGATACTTACAAAGTGTCTGCTGATCAGCGTAGCCGGCATATTAAGCTACTGAAACTGAAATAATAATCTTACCTGTAAGAGAATAAGTTTTTTAATAATCATAGTGTAAACTAATATTTTTAAATAATGCCTACAATTAAAGAGAAACAAGAAAAGCGGGGTGCTTTGATAGATCAGATGAATGCTATCAATGCCCTGGCACAAGCTGAAAAGCGAGAGCTTGACAGTGGTGAACAACAAAAATGGGATGGACTGGATACTGAGCAGGAAGAAATTCGCGGCTCAGTAGAGCGCCTGCAGAAGCAGGAGAAACTTAATGCCGAGCAGGCGGAGCGAGCCCTGGAGCTATCTGATAAAAAAGGCGGGCACCAGGCTAGTGATAAGGAAAAGCGTGTAGCCGCTTTTGGTAATTGGCTCAGAAAAGGTAATGCAGGGATCAGCCAAGAGCAGCGTGATGTTTTAATGAGTGTGCCAATGACTGAGGAAATGCGAACCATGAGCACCACTACTGGATCTGAAGGTGGTTACCTGGTACCAGAGGAATTTTCTAATAAGCTGGAGGAACGCCTTAAGGCTTTTGGTGGAGTGATGCAAGCTGGCGAGATTATAGAAACCAGTACAGGTGCTACAATGCCCTGGCCTACTATGGATGAAACGTCTAATGTAGGTGAGCTGCTTTCACAGAATACTACTGCAGCTGATCAGGATCTGGCTTTTGGATCTGTGGATCTTAACAGTTATACCTGGAGCTCTAAAGTAGTTAAGATTCCCGTGCAGCTATTACAGGACAGTTATTTTAACCTGGAGGGCAGGATGCCTGAATGGCTGGCTATCAGAATAGGTAGAATACTTAATACTTATATGACAACTGGCACAGGGACCAGCCAGCCTGAGGGCGTAGTAAATGGTGCTACAGATTCAGGATTTAAGGCTGCAGCTACTGCTATTACTTATAATAACCTGGTAGATCTTTTCCATAGTGTGGATCCCCTGTATAGGGATATGCCTAAAGCAAACTGGATGTTTAATGATGCTACCCTGAAGGTAATTAAAAAGCTTGTTGATGGTGATAGCCGCCCGCTTTGGCAGCCAGCACTGTCAGGTATAGCCGGTGATTTTCCTGACACAATACTGGGAAAGCCATTTATTATAAATCAGGATATGGCCAGCCTGGGTGCGAGAAACAAGCCTCTATTGTTTGGTGATTTTAGCGCTTATAAGATCCGCCTGGTAAAAGGTTTTACTCTATTGCAGCTTAGAGAGCGATATGCAGAAAAACTTCAGGTAGGTTACCTGGGATATCTTCGTGCTGATGGCCGCTATGTAGATGCTGGCGGTGGAGCCGTGAGATACATGGAATGCTATCTTACATAATAGTAACAGCCAGATTTTAAGTTTATTACTATGGCTACTATTAAGATACTTGAGAGCATGGCGGGGCTGGATTTTTCCTACCCTGCCGGCTCTATTCAAAAAAACGTACCGCCTGAAAGGGCGCGGGACCTGGTAGGTGCAGGTATAGCGGAGTATGTCCATGATGGGCCGCTGCCCAGTAAAAAGATTATGGTAGAGAAAGCTACCGCACCTATCAAAGCTGAGACTGCAGACCTGAAATTTTCAAGTAAATCCCGCCCAGCGACTGGGCGCAGGAAAAAACCTGCAGCAAAGAAAAAGAAATAAGTAATGGCAAGCTATAAGGAACAAACAGCGCCCAGTATAGAGCCAATAACATTGGATGAGGCTAAGGTGCATCTGGGGGTAACTATTTCAGAGCATGATGCGATGATAGGCAGCCTTATAACCTCTGCCCGCCAGAGATATGAAGCCGAGACAGGGCTGCAGCTTATCAATGCTACCTGGAAAATGTATCTGGATAAGTTTATTAATCCTATAAAAATTTTCCGCTGCCCTGTAGCCTCTATTACCAGCATTGCTTATACTGATACTGATGGCAACAGCCAGACACTTACTGAAGGAACTGATTTTGAGGTAGATCTTATCAGCTATCCCGCCAGGATTGTGCCATATTATGGTACAAGTTTTCCCAGCGTGTGCGATGGGGTGAATAAGGTTATAATAACTTTCGCCTCAGGATTTGGCGCTACTGCTGCTACTGTGAATAAAGTGCATAAGCAGGCTATCCTTATGATATTGGCCCATTACTATGAAAATCGCGAGGATGTAATAGTAGGGCGTATAGCTACCGCGTTGCCGCAGGCCAGTCAGAGGATAATTGCCTTAGAGAAATATTTTGAATACATATGAAACCAGTAAAAATACTGATACTATTGCCGGCCTGGAAAAGGCCTGAGATCCTGGAGGTAACCCTCAGGAATATCCGCCAGCTGATGGCGTACGATCCTGACAGGTTCCAGATCCAGTGTTTCTGTGTGTATTCAGATGATAGCAGCCCGCCCGTCCTTAGAAAATATGGGATAGATATGGGCTATCATAATAATCTACCAGTGGGCACAAAGAAAAATGCCGCCCTTACTGCTATTATGGAAAATTATGATTTTGATTACCTGATGGAAATGGGATCAGATGATGTATTGAGCCCAGAACTGCTGGAAAAATATGAGCCTTATTTCCACTCAGGAGCTAAATTTTTTGGAATTGATGGATGTTGGTTATATGATACCGCTAGCTCAAGCTATTCAGGATAAAGTTAAGGTTAAGTTTAAAGTTTCAATTTCAGGCTTGGATTATTCCTATGCAGCGGGTACCCAGATGCTATTACCTGCGGAGAAAGCCAGAGTATTTATAGCCTGCGGCCATGCGGTATCTATTGATCAGGATATTAACTACCGGCTATGGGCGCCGGTTAATGCTGGACTGGACTGGTCTAGCGAGATAACCCTGCTTAAGGCAGGTATATCCTGCCAGCTAGTAAAAACCAGGCCAGAGGATTACCTGGCCCTGGATATTAAGTCGGGTAAAAACATCCACAGCTTTGATAAGTTTAAGGATGAGATCATAGAAAAGGATATATTAAAAGAATTCAATCTGGATGCAATCAGGGAAATTAGATACGCCGCTCGAAGTGCAGCAGCCAACTGAGGTAGCTGATGATTATAATCAGCTAAAGATCACAGGCTGGACAAAGTATGTGGATCTGATGGGTGAGCGTATAACCAAACAGGTTAATGAGCAGGATGAGGCAGAGCAGCTGGTAGCTATCCAGATAGTTATTTGGAGGGTGAGATATTGTAGCGGGATTACCGAGAAGATGCGCCTGAAGGAAGGATCAAATTACTATAATATTCTGGGAATAGAGCCTTTGGGGCGCGATAGGTTCCTGCTTATAAGGACAAAGAAAAGAGATAATGAAAACTAGCATAGATACCACAGGGCTTGATCAGCTGCAGCGCATGCTTAAAATGATGCCTGACAGGGTGGATAAGCGATTGATTCGCTCAGGCCTCAGGAAATCTGCACGTCCACTGATCAGTGCCGCCCGCGCTAATGTAATTAAGCGCAGTGGAAATCTGGCGCGTAGCATTGGATCTATGACAGGGGGTCAGCGTAGTAGTCTTGGTAATATTTCTTTTAAGCAGAAAAGTGCGCTGAAAGCGGATAAGATGGCTATTTATGTGGGGCCCAGGGCAGGCAAATCAGCAGGTAAATATGATGGCTGGTATGGCGCTTTTGTAGAGTTTGGCACACGCCACTCACGAAAAAACCCTTTCATGCGCCCAGCCTGGGACCAGACAAAGAAAAAGGTAGAGGGGATTATAGTTGAAAATATTGGAGCAGCTGCAGATAAATATTTTAAGAAAATTAAAGCCACAGTAAGATAATGGCAGCAATAGGGAAAGTAATAGTGAGCCTGCTGGCCAGTGTAAATACTGGTAAGGTATATCCTATAAAGGCGCCGCAAACAGTAGCGCTGCCGCATGTAGTATATTCTATTGTGGATGGTGTGCCT